ATGGTCAGGCCCGTCGCCAGGAAGAACTGCCACCCCCTACCCGGCACCCGGTACCCGGTGTGCCGGTACCCGGTGTGCCGGTACCCGGTGTGCGGCTTGTTTCTTTTTTCTCCCGCCGCCAGCGGCAAGCCCCCCACCACCCCTTTGCCTACGGGGTGGTGGTGCCAGACCTGGGGGCAAAGCGGTTTACTGGTCGTCGGTGACCAGCCCATACAACCAGCGCAGCTATCGCAAGCAGCGCCGGGCCGTGCTCGAGGCGGCAGGGTGGCGATGCCAGATGCGCGGTCCTCGTTGCTCTGGCGTTGCCACAACGGTCGACCACGTCATCCCACTGGCACAAGGCGGCACACATGAGTCGTGGAATCTCCGTGCCGCCTGTGTGTCTTGTAACTCTCGAGGCGGTGCAATCATTGTCAACACTCTGCGTCGTCCTCAGTCTGCTCTCGGTCGTCGTTCACGGCGTTGGTGAACGACTCACCAGAGGATCCCGCGCTCAGCCTTGCTCTTATCCCACCCGCGTTGGTAGTCAGTGAGCGCCTGCATGTTCTCGGCATCGTCGTTGAGATCGCCTCGTGCATGGTTACAGTTGGGGTGCGTGAAGCCGACGAAACATTCAGCACAGCCATGTGCGCCACTGCAGTGCGCATGGTCGTGGTCGATTTCGGCTGAGCGCTTAAAGGGCTTATTGCACACCCAGCAATAGTGACGAGCCAATGCTTGCTTGACGTGATCACGACCGAGACCATGTCGCACCATCTGGGTCAGCGTGAGCGGTCGTAACTTCCCCGCGCATGTCGGACAGATCGTTGTGCCTTTGCAAGTGATGAAGCTGTCGCCCTTCTTGGTGCCACTGCGCTCGCAGAAGTCACACTCGAACACCACAGGGTTGTAGGCGGGATTGTTGACCTTGCGCGGTGCTCTGCACGCTGGGGAACAGTAGAGCGCGGTGGTGGTGTGGGCGGTGAAGCTCTTGTGACAGCCCTCGCGTGCACACACGACGACCACTTCTCGACCCTTAGAACCTTTTGGTCGGCCACGCTTACCACGTAGAGGTGGCGGCACACCCTTGTTGCCGAACAGGTCACGCTGTTGCTCGCTCATTTATGTTTCACGAGCCAGCCTTGAACCGGCTGTCCTTGGGATAGCGCGACACGCGGCGGACGTAACCGCCCGGTGTCGTGAGCTCGGGGCAGTAGATCGGCGACTCAGGATCGGACCAGTCGAGCGGACGAGCGCGGCGACGACGCCACCGGTAGCCGGCCGCCTCGAGTGCGGCCCAGCCCTTGGGCGTGAGGCGTAGACCCGGGACGCGGCTAGGACTCATAGCAGCTCGTCCGGACTCGGCTCGTATCCGCAGATCGGGCAGTAGGGCCAGGATTCGCCGTCGTCGTCGATGACCCAGCGCCACTCAAGGCGCAGATCCTTCGGACCTTTCCTGCCATGGACGAGTCGATACTGCATCGGCGGAAGGTCGATCTCGTCGCCCTCGTGGAAGCGACGGTCGGTCATGTCTGTTGACTTTCGTAACGGCTTTCACAACGCGGTAAGCCATTACGAAAGCCATTACGAAACTCGACTACGGCGGACGGAAACGGGGCGCCGCATTCGCTCCCACCACCGAAGCGAATGCGGCCCTTGATGAACTCGACCTCGCCGTGAGGCTCGACGAACCGCTGCCACCATGCGGTGTCGGTGCGCACCGGCAGGAGGCAAACGACGCTGTGGCCAGAGCGGGCGGTGTCGAAGGCTTTGGCAACCCATAGGCCAATGTCACGCCCGTAGGGCGGGTTCATCCAACACACACCTTCCCAGGGGTGTATGAGGGCGTTGTCGGCCCGGGTGAAGAACCGCTCGCACTTGGCGTTCTCGGCCGTGGCGCAGACGTCCAGCGTGAACGGCCCGTGCTCGGCGTCGAGCCGGGCGAATAGCTCGGGGGGCGTCGACCATTCCGGTGTTTCGCTCGAGAAGTAGGCCGGCTGGCGCTTGCGTCGCCGCTTTGCCGCTTCGCGGCACGCGTTCGAGCAGTAGAGGCGGGGCCGACCGACCTGCCTCTGCTCGAACGGGGTTTTGCATTGGCGGCAGCGGGCGGTGTTCACGATTCGGGCTTTTGCCAGCGAACCGTGTTGACGTGTTCGACGACATTGTCGGGTGCGGTGTTGTCGGGGTCGTCCAGAACGTGAACTCGCGCGCGCGCGTCTTTGGATATAGAGGATCTATAGGTTCCCGTCTCACCAGTGAGACCCTTTTGAGACCCTTTTGAGACACTTAATGGGTCTCTGTGTGAACCCCTTTTGGGCAAGTTATCCACAAGGGCGAGGCGGTAGGTATTGGTGTCACCCCGCCCTTTGCCGCCTTGGCGCACCCGTACGAGCTCGCCGAGATCCTCGAGGCTGTGCAGCGCCCGGTAGGCCGAGGCCCGCGACACCCGCGCCTGGTTCTCCACGCTGGCGACCGACAGCCAGACCAAGCCGTCGTGGTCGGCGTGATCGGCCAGCACCAGCGCCACCATGAGCACGGTGATGTTGGGCGCCTCGGAGTGCTCCCACACCGCGGACATGGCGCGAACGCTCACCCCTGCGCCTCGCTCTGGATCCGGGCCAGCTTGGCCAGCCGCGAACCCTGGGACTTGACCAGCACGGCGAGGTCGTGGTCGGAGAGGCCGTCGACCTCGTTCGGCCAGACGAGCATGTCGCGGTCGACACCGAGCCGGGCCAGCGCCTTGGAGATCTTGCGCAGGTCGTTGAGCTGGCCCTCGCGGTAGGACTCAGGCCCGACGGTCACGGCTCACCAGGCGGCGCAGCCGTACTGGTCAGGGACGAACCCGGCCATGCCACCCGCGGCCTCAATGCGTTGCGCGACTCCCACTTGGGCCGCGGGTGACAGGTCGTTGCTCCCCCCGAAGTTTGCCCAATTCGCCGCCGAGATGCCGAGGCTGTCGGGGTACGCGGGCCCGGCGTAGCCGATCCAGCCACCTTCCTCGCACGTGGCCACGGCGTCCCACCTGTGGTCATAGCTAGGCGCCGTCGTGGTGGTGGTCGAAGAGGCCGGCGCGGGTGGGATGACGGCGGCGGCTGGTGTCGGCGTCGACGCCCTTGAGGCGGTCGGTGACGTCGGCGAGGGTGTTGGCGAAGTCGTCGAGGTCGTCCAGTAGGCCGGCCAGGATGCGGCGAAGCGTGTCGAGCTGGTAAGCGGCCTGAGCCAGCGCGTAACGGTCCAGGGCGACGCGGTCGCCGTCTTCGACGAGGCTGAGACGCTCGGGCGGTTTGGTGAAGTCAGGCACAACAGCGTGGTTCCGATCGTGATGGCGATGAACGTGGCAACGAGCACGGCGGCAGGTCGGGGGCGCATGGCGTCCTCTCGGGCTGGGCGCGGCGCGCCCGGTCGGTCGGGTTGTCATGGACCCCGCCAATGCATTCAGGCGTCCAGACCGACAGCGGGCAGGCTGGGCGGTCCTTGGCTCTCACCGTGACGTGTGCGACGGGTTGTCAGTGTCCGGGGCTCAGTCCATAGGCGGCTCAGTACAGGCGCGAGCCGATGGGCGGCTCGTAGGTGTCGGCTTCCAGCGCCGCCTCGGCCTCGATGCGGGTGACCTCGGCGGTTGCGGCCATGAGGTCGGCGGTGGTCGCCGGCGGCCATTCCAGCCCGCGGGACTTGCGCCACGACCGGAACGTGTCGCGGTTTCGGAGCGACAATGCCATGAGCCGCACCTCGAGCTCGGCCGTGCCGTCGACGGCGGCCGGGGCGTCGCCTCGCAGCGGGTACTCGGGCGCCTTGGTGCGCTTACCGGCACGCTTGGGTGGCGTTGCGCGGGCTGGCGTCTCGGTCACGTCGATCTCCTCGGCCGAGACCTCGCCCAGCCCGAACAGGTCAGAGAAGGCGCGGTTCTTGGCGCGGGTGTGGGCCGTGGCCGGGATGTCGTGCTCGGGGTTGTTGAACTTGCGCTCGTAGATGGACGCCAGCCCGAGCCCTTCGGCGCTGCGCCCGTTGGGCGCGGTGGCCCGCACCACGACCTCGCAACGGACGATCCGCCCGTCGTCGCGGCGGTCGTAGTTGCGCTCGAGCATGGTGTCGCTCACGTTGAAGGCGGCGGCGAGCTTGCGCCAGGCGGACTTCTTCTTGAAGTCCTTGGACCCGATGCGCTGGTAGTCCGACTCGTCGAGCAGGGCGCGTGAGAGTTCTAGGAAAGCCTGCTGCAGGGCCAGCACGTCGCGCACCGGCGCAGCGGTCAGCAGGCCGGGCCGCTCAGCGGGGTCGATGACCTCTACGGTCACGGCGTGACGTGCTGGCGCTCGATGACGTCGGCGTGGATCTTCACCACGCCGCGCTCACCTTCGCTCTCGAGCACCTCGCGGCCGGTCATGATCACGTGGCCGTACACCAGCAGCGTGACCTTCTCGCCGAGCTCGAGGTCGTCGGCCGTCGAGAACTTCGCCCCCAGAATGGTGACCTTGGTGTCGGCGGTCATGCCCTCGAAAATCTCCTGCTCTGGCATCAGGCTCCTCTCGTCTGCTTTGGCTGCGCTCACTCCCCGGCCACTTCCGGGGTCAGCAGGGCGTCGACGTCGACGCGCCGGAAACGGACGACGCTGCCGATCTGGATCGAAGGCAAGCGCCCGTCCTCCTTCCACCGCCAGACCGTTCGCTCCGAGACCCGGGCCCGCTCGGCCACCTCTGCCGCCGTGAGCAGCTCTTCAAATGTGGGCACGCCCACACTGTGTCAGGGCGCGTCCCCCGCTGTCAACCGCCGGATACGGATACGTGTTACGATGTCGCCCTGTGTCAGTAACTGTCCCGGTCTGGACACTGGGCGACCGGCTCCGCAAGTCCCGGCTGCAGGGCGAGATCACCCCGCGGACGAGGCGCCTCATGGAGTACCGGCCGGCTCTACCGCTCCACGCTCGTCTGCCTCTGCCGCTGGGCGCTCGAGGAAGGGTTACTCAGCGAGGACCCCAGTCGCCACCTGCCCGCCGTACGTGAGCCGCAGAGGGTTCCGCGGGCCCGCCCGCGCTCTGACGTCGCCCGGCTGCTTCTCGGCGCTCGTGACGAACGTGAGCGCCTTCTCGTGGTCCTCATGGTGCAGATGGGCTTGCGCTGCGTCGAGCTCTCCCGTGCCGAGCTCGCCGACTACGACCCGGCGGGCGCCACGCTACGAGGCCATGGACGGCCGCGACTACGAGGACCTGCCGCCGGCCGCCTAGACCCGGTCGGGCCGCCCGTGGAACTCGGCCGACCCGTAGCTGAATATCGACCCGTCCGAGCCGTAGAGCCAGTAGCCGTCTTTCGTCCCGTTGCCGGCGATGCCGATGATCTGGACGCCGGGCTGGGTCACGTCCGGTTCGTTGGCGCCACCGCGGAACACGGCGTCGCCGAAGGCGTAGACCGCGCCGTCTGAAGTCACCGTCCAATACCCTTCGCCGCCGGTCCCTGCGATCATCTTGCGTCCTTTCGTCGTGGGCGCCGGCTCGAGCCAGCTGCCCCCTGCCATTTCCAGCACGTCGCCCATCGGGAACCCCGGCCCACAGTCCCAGTGCCCCCCGGCGGCAGCGCCCAGATCGCTGTGCTGGCACACGCCCATGGCGGAGTTGCCCTGCGCCTCGCCGGGGCTGAGCGCCCGCAGCGGGATCCCGAACGCCGCGCACTCCTCGGCCACCCACGCCGCTGCGTTCTCCAACATGTTCGGGTGGTTCCACCACTCGGCGGTCGACCACTCGGCCCAGGCGCACAGCTCGGCGGCGACCGAGTAGGGGTTGGCGTTGCCCTGGGTCCACGCCTTATTGCCCCGTGCGACGTACTCGCCGATCTCGCCCGGCGTGTCGTCGATCCCGACGTGGGAGCTGACGCCGCTGGCGGGGTTGGCGAAGAAGTTGCCGAGCGCCTCGTAGGTGGCGGCGCCCTGACTAGTGTGAAGGACACATAGTCTTGTACCACTCCCACCCCGAGAACTATAGTTTGGGCTGGGAATCCACACTCGTCGTAGAGCCATACTTAGGGAGCCTTTCTATGGGACGCCGACGTGGCAGCTGGGCCAACACTGTCACCACATGTAAGAACGGCCATCCGTACACGCTCGACACGCCACGAGGTACCGACGGTCGCCGGCTGTGTCCGCAATGCCAATACCGGGGGCCGACGCCGGTGGCGCTGGCGGAACGCTTGTGGCGCCGAGTGCGCCGTGCCGGTCCTGATGACTGTTGGCTGTGGCTCGGAGCCGACAACAGCAACGGCTACGGCGTTATCGGTCGCGGCGGGCGTGACGCTGGACAGACTTACGTGCACCGCGTCGCGTGGGAACTCGAACGTGGTCCGATCCCCGATGGGCTTGAGGTCGACCATCTGTGCCAGACGCGTCTGTGCGTCAACGTGCGGCATATGGAAGTCGTCACCCATCAGGAGAACAACCGGCGCTCGTCGTCGCCTACGGCCATGTCGGCACGTAAGACGCACTGCGTCGCCGGGCACCCGTTCGACACAGCCAACACGTACCGGCCTCCTGGGAATCCCAACACTCGAATGTGTCGGGCGTGCATGGCTCTGCGAGAGTCGAAGCGAGTGCGCCACTAAGCGTCGGCCTCGCCGGCCTCGGGGTCGTCGGTCGCCCACGGCTCTGACGGCTCGAGGGCGGGCTCGGGTGTGGGCTCCGGTTCGGGCATGGGCTCGGGCTCGGGTACGGGCTGGTCGGTCGTGTCGCTCATGTTCGTTTCCTTTCGTCAGCTGCTCACCATCGTGACGCTCAGATAGTTCGTGGCCGGTTGCCCGACGAGTGCCGGCTGCGCGCCGGTGCCGTTCCACGACACCGCTGGCAAGATGACGTCGCCTGCCGCGAGCACCGCCGTGTCGACGGTCGCACAGCCCGCCGGCCCCGCCACGCCGGTGCCGCCCTCCACCGACGAGCCCTGTACGAGGATCGCGCCGTTTTTGTACAGGCCGCCGATGAGGGTTCCGCCGCTGGCCACACCGTTGACCGTGACGTTCGTGGACATGAGGTACAGCCCGGGGCGCGGCACCACCAGTCCGGCACCGTTGTTGATCATCCCACCGCGCAGGTCGGTCACTGTCGCGACGGCGAACGTCGCCCAGCCCGCCAGCAGCGACCCGCCCGACGTCGTGTAGGCGCGCCCCGCGGGCACGGCCAGCTGCGCACCGAGCCCACCCCGTCGGTCGGTGAACGTCGCCGTGTTCAGGTTCGCCACAGCGCCCGGCACGAGCACTTGACACACCGCGAGCGCATTGGTGGGCGTAGCGGGCACGCCAGGGTTGGACGCCGCAGGCGTGCCGGTCACGGTCAGGAAGATGAAATCGTTGTTGCCGCCCGCGTCGAGGGCGTTGTCGCGCACCTGCGCGATGACCAGGTCGACGCGGGATTGCCCCGACGGCGGCGCGGCGGCGAGCGCAGGCGGGATCTCGGCGGCGTCCCAGCGGCACAGGGCGCAGCCCTGCCCGCTCTGCAGCGGTACGACGAGCGTGCCGGGCGGGACGCTCACGGTCATCGTGTTGGCGACCGCGGCGGCCGGGGCGCCGACGCCGCCGCCACCGGGGAACAGCGTCGAGATCAAGGATCGGTCGAGGCTGGCGGCGTAGCTGCCGGCCTGTTGCCACAGTGGGGCGTATCGGGTCATGGCTTACCTCCGGGCCAGGGCGTCGACGTCGGCGGCGACACTGCCGAGGATGTCGACCAGGGTTGTGTCGGGGCGGCCGACGACGAGGTCGACGTCCTCCTGGCCGTCGTCGCCGATCTTGTAGGTGATGCCGAGCACGCGCACGGTCGTGTTGACCTTCAGGCGCCCGTGCATGATCACGAGCGGCAGCGTGTCGCCCATGTTGAACAGCCCGGCGTAGTAGAAGTTGGGGCGCAGCGTCAGCGTGTAGACCGGGATGAGCACGCCGTAGCGGTTCAGGTTGCCGCCCGCCCGGGCCACCGCGGTCGCCGGGTCGACGACGTCGGCTGCTGAGTCGGGGCTCGACCACAGCCCGACGACCGTACCGTTGGCGTCGGCGTTCCACGCCTCGCCGTAGACCTGCGCCGCGGTGGCGGTGGCGTTCTGATTGTTCGCCAGCTCGCGCCAGTAGTTGCCGTAGTCCGCACTCGTGATCTGGCGCTGCACCTTGGCGACGCTCGAGCCGTAGGCGAGCACCGGGCTGGTGCGCACGACGCCCTGCTGGGGCCCGCTCGGCCCGGCGTAGAAGATGCGCAGCTGGTCGGTGGTCGCCGCGGTGCCCATGGCGGCGCCGCCGAGCGGGAGCACGTCGTAGTCGAAGCCGCCCTGACACTTGGCCAACTGGTCGAGCGCGTCGTAGATGATCTGGTTGCCGAAGTAGTTACGCACCACGAGGTTGCCGCTGAGCGCCGCCCGGGCGCTGCCGTCAGGGTTCACGTTCGTAGCCACCAGCGGCACGTAGGCGCCGGCCAAGAAGGTGGCGCTGCCGTTCGACGTCCAGCCCGCGTTGGCGTAGCTGAGAAAGGCGGCCGCGAGCGTGTCCTGGTCGGTGTTGGTCCAGTTCAGGCCGGTCGGATTGACCATGATGCGCCGCGACAACATGAGCAGGTAGTCGGTGCACGTCACGCTGACCACGTGACTCTGCTCGTCGAGCTGGTCCTGACTCGCATTGATCACGCCGCGGAACACGGCCCGGTCCTGCCCGGCCGTGTCGTCCCAGCGCCAGGCGATCACGTCGTGGGCCAGCTCGGTGAACAACGACGCTTCGGGCGCTTGGCCGTCGATGTCGAAGGTGAGCACGGCGGGCTTGTTCCAGCCCTGGACGAGCTGGCGGCCCCGCGCCCGCGGCAGCTCGCCCACGAGCGTGGTCTGCCAGTTGACGGCGGAGAACTGGCGGCGGTGCAGGGTGAGGCGCCAGCGCCCGCGACCGGGCGGTACGGGGTACGTGCCCGGCGCAGCCTGCTCAGTGGGTGCCTCGAGGACGGCGGTCATGTCAGGTATGCGTCCTGCCAGCTCGCCTGCACCTGCGTCACGCCCGTCATCACGCCGCCGGCCGGGTCGCCCGCCAGGGTCATCGTGGCGCCGTCGGGGCTGGGCGGGATGACCGGCCAGATGGTGTTCAACCAGTCGATCTGCCCGAGCACGTTCTGGGCCGGGTCGCTGTCCATGTAGGCCGTGCGGGCAGCGGTGTCGATGGCGCAGTAGTGGCCCGCCGCGATGGCGAAGCCCGCTGTACCCCACACCTGGGAGAGCGTGTTGGCGACCAGCGTGTGGAAGGTGACCTTGGGCGTGGTGATCGGCCCGTAGATGGCCAACAGGGGTTGGGCCGGCAGGTCGCCGTGGGTGACGATGGTGGCGTTGACGACGGCGCCGCCGGTCGGGTATATGCGCGGCGGCACCAGTGGGTAGGTGCGCCCCGAGCCCGCCGAGCCCGACCAGCTGACCGCGCTCTGGACCGTCGGGTCGCGCACGATCGGATCGGCGGCGATGAAGGTGAGCACGATGTCGCGCTGGACCGCGCCCACGATGGGGAAGTCGTAGGACTCGCCGCGCACGGTGAGGACGCGCTCGGGTGCGCCGGGGCGGTCGAGGACGTAGTGCAACACCGGGCGAGTGCCACCAGGCAGCATGAACGGGGCGAAGCTGGCCGCGATGGCGTCGATCTGCGCCGGCCTCAGGGCGGTGATGTTGACCGTGACCGTGCGCCCGGCGAAGTAAGCCGTGCGGTCGTCCATGCCGTGGGCGTCGGGGCGGTTCGTCGTCACGTCGCGCACGATGGGCGGGCCCAGGTCGAGGCTCTGGCAGAAATAGCCCGCGGCGGGGTTGTCGAGCTGCAGCGTCTGCGCGCCGAGGGTCAGCCAGGCCTTGCGCACGCAGGGCGGAGCGGCGATGGTCACTGGACCGGCAGCCCGCCGCGCTGGGAGCGGATCAGGGCGGCCGCCCGGCGCATGAAGGCGTCCATGTCGAGGTCGTTGTGGAAGTGCTGCGTACCGATGGACACGGCCGGGCCGAAGGTGTTGGAGGGCATCGGCGTGATCGCCTCGCCGGCGTGGGCGTAGACCAGCCCGCTCTGTGTGATGAGCCCGCCCTGGGCCAAATGCGGTATGGCCGGCACGCCGAGCGTGACGCTCGGGGTGTGCAGCCCGAACACGTCGATAGAGGGCGTCGTGAACTTGAGGCTGTTCCAGCCGTCGATCAGGTGATTGATGACGCTGCGGAACTCGTTGCCGATGAAGTCCCACATACCGGACAGCGCGCTGGCGATCTTGGCTGGTATGCCGGTGAAGAAACTGACGAGCGTGCCCCAGTTGGACTCGATGGCGAGGACGGCGAGCCCGATCGGGCCGGTCAGGATGGCGAGCAGCAGGGGCCAGTTGGCGGCGACCCAGTTGTAGACGACCAGGATGGCGTTCTTGATGGCGTCGAAGCCCGTCACCGCGGTGTTCCACACGTCGAGGATGACCTTCTTGAAGTCGTTGAAGTGCGTCACGATCAGCACGATGGCGCCGACGAGGACGACGCCGATCAGCGTGGCGATGAGCACGATGGGGTTGGCCTCGAGGGCGAGGTTCCACAGCCAGGTCGCCGCCGTCGCGATACCCGTGGCCACCGAACCGGCCATCGTCGACACCTTGGCGGCGTCCTGCGCGATGGTCGCGGCAATCGTCGAGTCCTTCATGGCGTCCTGCGCCGCCTGCGCCACTTTCATCACCCCGCCGAGCCCGGTCAGGGCGGCGCCGACCTTGGTCAGCGCGGGCCCGTACTTCTGGCCGAGCGTGGCGGTCTGGTCCTCGATCTTGGTCTTGAGCACGTCCATGTGCCCGCTGAAGGTGTTGACCGACGCGGCGGCCTGGCCGCTCAGCTTTTGGCTCAGCTGGGTCATGGCGGCCGCGTTGGCGGCGCCGCCCTTCGCCACGTTCTGCTGCGCGGCGCTCAGCTTTTGGTGCGCCACCGTGGCGGTGTCCGTCGCCGTCGTGACCTTGGCCTGCGCGTCCTGCAGCTTGAGCGCCATCGACGCCGTCATCGACTTGGCGCTGGCGTCGGCCACCTGCATCTCATAAAGCGAGCGCTTGGCGGCGGTGAGCGCGGTATCGGCCTTGTTCGCCGCCGTCGTGTCCTTGGTGAGCTGCTGTTGGGCGGTGCCGGTCGTCGTCACCGTGATGCCGAATTGCTTCAAGACCTTGGTGTTGCCCTCGTAGGCCTTACCGACCGTGTTGGCCGCTTCGGAGAGGCTGATGTGCTTGGCCGCGGCGAGGTCGCTGGCGGTGGAGAGCAGCTGCAGCGCCTTGGTCGGGTTGCCGGTGATCTGGGTGAGCGTCTGGAGGGCGTTCTGCGTCTGGACGGCCGAGTTCCCGAAGTTCTCCTGATGCTTGATGGCGGCGTCGACCTTTCCCGCGTACTGGTCGTAGTTGCGCCCGGTCGCGGTCACCGCCGCCTGGAGCTGCTGGTGCGCCGCCTGGTCGGCCGAGCCCGCCTTCTGCAGGATGATCCCGGCGGTAAGGCCGGCCGCGCCGAGCCCAACCAGCTTGTCGCTGGTCGACTTCATCGAGGTGCCCATACCGCCGAGGCTCTGCTGCATCTGGGAGATGGTGTTGCCGAACGGGCCGAGGGCGCCCGTGTTGTTGAGCGTGCCGAGCATGCTCGAGAAAGCGGTTTTCATGCCCGCCGCCGCGCTGGTGCCCTTGGTCTGCGCCCCGGTGAACGACGACCCCAGCCCGGTCAGGTCCCCGAGGACCCGCACCATGATCGACGGGCCGGCCATGGGCTAGCGCTTCGCTGAGAGTCGGGCGATCTCGGCGGCTTCTGTCTGCATCTGGCGCACCATGGCGGCGAACATCTCGTCGGCGAGATCGTCGACCTGGTCGGGCGTCATGTGCCAGTAATGGCAGAACCGAGCGAGGGCGTCGGCCCGCTCCCGTTCGTAGGGTTTATGTCGTCGACCTCGACCTCGACGTCGTAGGCGTGCATCCACAGCGACGTCGGGTCGCGCCCGGGGTAGTCGCGCACCAGCGCCCGGAAGGCGACGATGCGGAACGGCTGGTTCTGGGCCAGCTGGCCGAAGTCGACGCCCTCGATGCGGCTCAGCATGTCGAGCACGCGCTGGCTCGGCAGGCGCCCGCTGAACGCCTGGGAGACGTGCAGCAACGTCGGCAGCGCCTCGGCCGCGGTGTCGGTCGGTGCCTCGGAGTCGAACGGTTGGTCAGTCATGGACAGCTCCTGCGCTCGTCGTTTCGTTGGTCCAGGGAAAGTCGGCAAAGCCTTGGTTGAGTGCGCTCTCGTAGAGCTGCGCCGCCTCCGACGCCAGCCCGACGGCGGCGGGGAACAGGTAGCGCCCGTTGGTCAGGTACTGGCGCCCCTCGGGCCAGCCCCCGAAGTCGACAGGCCCGGCGTAGGGGACCGAGGCACTCCCGACCCGTACCGAAGCACCCGAGCGCGTCCCGCTGAAGCGCACGCTGGCGGCCAGGCGTCCGGTCGCCCCGGTCGGATACGACGAGCGGGCCTGGGCCGCGATGGGTGAGGCGGCGGTCTTGCCCGCCTGGGCCATGACGGCGTAGATGGGGCCCGCGTTGTCGGTGGCCCGCTTGATGTCGCGGTTCAGGGCGGTGAGCCCGACGACGGCGACCTGGGGGGCTTGGGCCACGTCACGCCCGCCGACCGATGCCGAGCCAGGTGAGAAGGGCGACGCCTGCGAGCACGCCGACCTCGACGAGCAGGACGACGGTCTGGGTCGTCGTCACGCCTTGCCGGCCACCCAGGCGCTGCCCGACCAGTGCGCAGCGAGCAGGTCGGCGGTGATGACGTAGTTGCCGGTGGCCCAGGCGGTGGCCGGGCTGGCGGTGATGCCGGTGAGCGCGGCCAGGTTGGCCGGGGTCTGCGCCCCGCTGGGCGTGTAGTAGCCCGGAGCGCCGGTGTTGGCACCGGTGGCCGGCACGGTGCCGGTGTTCACGGTCGGCGCCGTCATCATGTTCCAGTCGATCGCCACCTCCGACGCCGCGCCGGCGTCTCCGATCAGGAGCTCGAAGGGCATCGGGATCACGCTGCCGCTGATGATCGGGTTCGTCGCGCTCGGCAGTCGCGACGAGTACGGGCGGGCGTTGAACGTTGCCTGTGCACCGGTCGTCACGTAGTTCTGATACGCCGCGTTGAGCGTCTGGTAGACCGCGCCGGGGTCGAAGGACTGGTGAAACGTCACGCGCAGGTGGTACTTCGTCACGCCGGGGTAGTCGATCTCGGCGCAGAACGACGTAATCGTCACGACTTTGTTCTCGGGCACGATCTCGAGGTGCTTGACCAGGCAGCGCAGGTTGACGCCGTTCAGGTCGAAATAGGCGTCGTTGAGGATCAGCGGCGCCGCGTTGGGCGGGACCGGGTCGCCCGTGGCGAGCGCTTCGACGTGGTCGTGCCCACCTCCGCCGTTGCCGGCCCGCTCTTTGGTCGCGGTGGTTGTCATCTTTGGCCTCCCTTACATGTAGACCTGTAGGACGACGTCGGCGGCGAGCAGGTCCGCACCCGCCACCTTGAGGGGTCGCCAGTTGCGCTCCAAGAGCGGCGTCGCCGACTGCACGGCACCCCCGAGCGTGACGTCGGCCAGCACGGCGGTACGCACGTCGGCGATCAGGTCGGCCACGTCGTCCTCGCGCTCGGTGCCCGCCACACACGTGACCGGCAGCTGGGTGTCGTCGATCGTCATGGCGTGCGTGGAGTACCGCGTCTCGGCGGCGTGGCCGACCACGATGGCCGGGGCGTTGAGGTTGTAGCGCGGGCGGTCGTAGACGGTCACGTCGGGGACGGCCGCCTCGAGCTGGGCGGCGAGCGCCTTGGCCACGGCGGCGCGGTCCCAGCTCATACGACCACCGCCATGTACCCGGCGAGCAGGGCTTCGACGTCGGGGTCTTTCAGCCCGACACGCACGACGCCCGTGTCGCCCCAGCCGATCGTGCCGTCGAGTGAGTCCCTACGGCGGTACAGGCGGGCGGCCAACAGGAGCGTCGCCTCGTAGACCGGGTCCCACACCGCATTGGGCGCGCTCGAGCCGTCGGGCGGGATGATCGGGTTGCCGGCGGCGTCTTTGGGCCAGAGCCCCGGGTCGATGCGCCCGACGACG